AGGTCTTTCATGGTCAGGCTCCAATCAGGTTGAGCAGCCAGCGCACCAGCGAAGGCTTGCGGCGCTTCGGTGCGGGCATGTGGAAGGTGCGGCCGACGCGCATCGTGTCAGGACGTGCGCACAGCGCCGCGTGGGCTTGGTATTCGGTGCGGATCATGCGGCCTCCTCATCGGTTTCTTCTTCGTCATCGAAGTGGGACTCCAGCTCTTCCCAGTTGATGTCGGTGTCGATGAAATCGCGCAGGAAATCAGGGATGTCCTTGCTGGCGCAAGCCTCCTCGAATTGCTCGCGTGCAGACTGCACGTCAGCCTTGCTCTCTGGGTTGAACCAGACATTGATAAGCCACGTTGCGCGGTTCGTCCAGCCGTTGTAGGTCGTGTTGGTCATTTGTTTCTCCGGTGAGTCGTGTTGCGATAGAAGAAGTATCGGCCAGGCCAGCACAGCAGTCAAGCTGGATTTACTTAGGACAAACCCTGATACAGCACTCTTTCAGGTAGGCACACGGTCAGCGTGTTAGCGAGCCGCGCAGCGCCGAGCCCAACCCTACTGCATCAGCGCCAGGACGCATCAGACCCAGCTCGGCAGGCACGGCACACGGACAGACGCGAGCGACACAGCATCGAAGTTATCCACAAGCCCTCGCGGCATCAAGACAGAACAATGTTCGGTTTGCGGTAGACTGACCGCGCGCGCGACAGGCAGGGCGCCCGGCTCTGCTACTGAAACACGCCAGCAGCGCGCATGGAAGGGCTGCAGGACGGTTCAAACAAAGGCGGGAAGGGGTGATAGAGGCCGGCGCGCCTCCCCGTCTGCGTGCCCGCTAAAGGTCGATGAGCCCCGCTGCAGAGCTGCCAGACAGTCAAGCCAACTGTACACACGCACGGCATAACACGCGACATATCAGTGTGTGATACGACTTTACATAACACTCGTTGTTAGTCCATTCGCTGTGCACGACGCATCATCGGGCCATCCCTGCATACACCCGAGCCTTCCAATCGTCATCGCGGCGCCAAACTCTGGGACCACCCCGCACCCACGGACCCCAGGTCGCGTTTGCACTTGCACCCCCTATCACTCCGCTACCCAAAAAAGGTCCATCCCGCTTGACCTCCAGCACGCCCAGAACACGTCAACCCCACTTGACATGCCTGCCCACTTGCATCACAATCCGTATGTCGCCTGCCAGTGCGTTCGTGTTGTGTGATGTGCGGTTGTTTCGTGTGCTGGCAGGCGACTATTTCTTCTTCAAAACCAACCACCAAGAGATTCCATGAGCGACACGGTTTACATCATCGAAGACGGCGAGACGACTCACCTCGTGGCAGCCAAGAACAAGTCGCAGGCCATTGCGCACGTCAAGCGTGAGATCAAGGCGGTGCCTGCGAAGCCGCTGGATGTGGCGCGACTGCTGGGTGAAGGTGTGAAGCTGGAGACCGCTGGGGATAGTGGTGAGTGACACGCCGGACCGGCACATTCTCAACATCAACGGCGTGGAGTACGAGATTGCGCCGGAAGTGGGAATGGCGTTTGAGCAGCTGATGGCCGAGCGCAATGCGGCCTTTGCGATCATCCAGGGTGCCATCGTCGCGGGACTGATCGCACCTCCAGACGAACTGGACATTGAACAGCAGCGCGCGGGGATGCATTGAGCAAGGCCGACACGGGCAATCTGCTGCGCCAGATCAGCGAAGACCGGGCGCTCGGCTCGCAGCTGCTGTTCAGCCACCGGCACCCGCAGGAGACGCCGAAGTTTCATGTGCAGGTGATGGACCTGTGGCGCGGGGCTGATGAGTTTGTGCTAATCGAGGCGTTTCGGGAGGCGGGCAAGAGCACGCTGTCCGAGGAATTTCTCCTGCTCGAAGCCTGCTTTGGGAACTTCCGGTATGCGCTCGTGTTTGGTGAGACCTACACCAAGGCGGTGCAGCGTCTCTCGGCCATCAAGCACGAGGCGCTTCGCAACACCAAGCTGCATGCGCTCTTTGGGAAGTTGAAGGGCGAGATCTGGTCTGAGAACGCCATCGTCCTGGCAAACGGCTGTCGCATCGAGGCGCACGGCTGGGAAGAGGAAATCCGGGGCTACAAGTGGCTCGACGCGCGACCTGACCGGGCTTACCTCGACGACATCGAGAACAAGTCGATGGTGCGTGATACCGCCTCCGTCGATGCCTCCTGGCGCAAGCTCAATACAGAGCTGATCCCCGCTCTCGACAAGGAGCACCGCAAGGTGCGCGTCACCGGCACGCCGCTGGCTGACGACTGCCTCGTGAATCGGTGCAAGAAGAGTCCTGAGTGGGTGCATGCGTCGTTTCCGATCTGCTACACGCCAGACGGCAAGGTGGGCGCGGAGGCCATTGACGATCCGGCTGCACTCGCTACCTGGCCTGAACGCTACTCCATGGAGTGGATTCGCAAGGAGAAGGCGCGGTTTGAGTCAGGCGGGCTGCTGCGAGAGTACGTGCAGGAATACATGCTGCTGGCGGCTAGCACACAAGGAAAACCGTTTGCTGAAGAAGAGATTCGCTACCTGGATGTGGCCCCGGGAATCTACACGCCCAAGGTCTACATCTGCGATCCGGCCCGAACCACCAACGTGTCTACCTCAGACCGAACTGGCCGCGTGGTGGCCTCGCGTATCGGCACCACCATCTACGTGCATGAAAGCTCAGGGGAGTATTGGAAGCCCGACGCCATCGTGTCCGGATGCTTCGACACCTCCGAGCGGTTCGACGACTGCGAGATCGCCATCGAGCGCAACTCGCTTGACGAGTGGCTGATGCAGCCCATGAGAAACGAGATGCTGCGCCGGGGCAAGAGCCTCAATGTGCAGGCCATCCTCGCCCCTCCAGACCGCAGCAAAGAGCAGTTCATCCTGGGACTGCAGCCTTTTTTCAAGGCCGGAGACATCGTGCTGGTGGGCGGCCCCGGAAAGCACCCTCAGCTCAAGGCCGAGATCGTGAATTTCCCAAGCGGCAAGCGCGACATCCTGAACGCCCTGGCCTACGTGCAGCGCGTCTTTGGCGGGCAGCCGGTCTATCCCGAGTTCGGTCAGGACAACATCGTGATGCAGTGGGTGCCTGACCGATCCGATCAGCTCGCTGTGGGGTTCCACTCGACATCGTCCGAGACCGCCTGCGTGCTGGTGTCGATCTCGGGGCGGCGCATGACGGTGCTGGCCGACTGGGTGAGTTCACTCTCGCCGCTCGACGCTGTGCGAGATATGTTCATGCTGGTGAGCGCCGCTTACCCCAACCGCCACCTCACGACCTGGGTTCCCGCTGATGTGTACGACCAGCAGGGGCGGGTTGCGCTGATGGACGCGCTCAAGTCGGTCAAGGCGGAAGTGCACAAGGGCGGCTACATCACGGCGTCTCGCGGCATTCTGGCCGACAAGATCCGCATGGAGATTCAGAGGCGACGACTCTTCCTGGTGGACTCCAATGCACGCGCCACCCTCCAGGCCCTGGCTTCCACCTACAAGATCGAGGTGGGGTCGGACGGGCGGGCAAAAGGTGAGCCGGTGAAGAACGTATCGCGTACACTGGCCGAGGCGCTGGAATGCTTGACGTTCGGTATCGAGCAGAGTAAAAGCGCGAGTGAGTTGCCCGATGGGTTTGGCGAGAGCCGAAACGCCCAGGGTGTCGAGTATTTTTCAGCACTGCGCCCCAGGCGCTAGGAGATCATCATGGCAGTCAGCCGCTCTCATCCCGCAAAAGGCCCCTCTCAAGCACCCAAGGACTTCTTCGAGTTGAAACAGTCTGGCGGCGCGTATGGCAGCTCCGGCGGCCCCGCTGGCGCAAAGCCGGCATCCGGCCCGCAGCGCGAGAAGGTCATGGGCAGCAAGTCGAAAAAGTGAGCACGCCATGAAGCGCGTTCAAAAAGATATCAGCAAGACCAAGGCGCCCGCCGCGCTCTTCAAGAAGAAGGCAGCCGGCACCAAGAAGAACGAGCCCGACAGCAACAAGCCGTTCTCGCGCAAGGCCGAGATGCAAAAGAAGCTCGACGGCGTGAAGCTCTAGCAAGCAATGGCTATTGCCAAGAATGCGGCCGCCGCGCCGCGCGCATCGAAGAAAAAGCCCCCCGCCAAGAAAGCTGCCGAGAAACTACCTCGCAAGCTCGATTCTCGGGGGGTTTTGGCGTTGCAGCAGGAAGAGTCCGGCGACGACAAGGGGTTGGAGAACTGGGCTGAAAAGCACGACTCCAAGGCCTACGAGACGGCTCAGAAGCTCTACGAGAAGATCCAGAAGTGCTACGACAATAAGAAGGAGCAATCCGACAACATCGAGCAGTACTGGAACATCTTCAACGCCAAGTCTGACGAGAACCAGGTCTACTCGGGCAACTCGCAGGCCTACATCCCGGCCGTTCGCGACGCCATCAAGGCCCGCATGAAGCGCACCCTGGCGCAGCTCTTTCCGGTCAACCACAAGCACGTCGATGCGGTGGGGCCCACAGGCACCGAACCCTACGAGGTGCTCGCACTGCTGGAGCACTACATCCGGCAGGTCAACCTCAAGAATATTGTTCGCTCAGACCTGATCGCTGGCGACGTCACAGGCCAGTGGAACCTCTACGTGGACTGGACGCGCACCTACCGGCGTGTGACCGAGATCGTGCGAAAGCCGCCGATGCTGGAGGACGCCGAGCTGGGCGTCACGGTTCCCGACTCAACAGCCGACGAAGACGAGACCACCGAGACCAAGGAAGTCGTGACGGAGGGGCCGGAGATCGTGCCCTTTGCGACCGACGACCTGGCTGTGTACCCGCCGACGTGCGACGACATCGAGAAGTCGATTGCCTCGTCGATCCGCCTGCGCATGAGCAAGGAGCAGGTGCAAAAGCTCATTGATGAAGGCGTGTTCGTCGGCATCGAGGACGTCGATGAGTTCTTCGACCAAGGATCCCAGACCAACGGCGCGCGTGAAAAGCGCTCACCCGAGAAGGGCCGCACAAACGACGCCGGCATCAAGACCGAGGGCACCTACAAATACTGCCTGATCTACGAGGTGGCGACCAATCTGGTGTTTGATGAGGATGGCGGCCACAAGGAGCCGGCGCTGGTGTACTACGCCGGGCCTGATATGATCCTGGGCATCATCAAGTCTCCTTGGTGGAGTGGGCGCAGGCCCACTATTTCGGCCCCGGTTGAAAACATATCGGGGTCTTTTTTTGGCATGAGCCAGATTGAGCCGGTCAAGACGCTTCAGTGGAACCTGAACGACTTCTGGAACATGGGCATGGACAGCGCGCAGTACAGCCTTCTGCCCATCGTCATGACCGACCCCCTGAAGAACCCTCAGTACCAGAGCATGGTCATGGGCCTGGCCGCCATCTGGCTGACCGATCCGGCCAGCACCAAGTTCGAGCAGTTCCCCCCGATCTACAAAGACGCGATGCAGCTCTGCCAGGGCATCAAGCAGCAGATCTGGGAGTCGCTGGATGTGAACGACGCCATGATGGGCAAGATGCCGCAGGGCCGAAAGAACAACCAGCTCGTTGGCAACATGCAGCAAGAGCAGCAGATCAACATCGTTGACCATGCCAAGCGCTACGAAGAGGTGATGCTCAACCCGCTGCTTGAGCGCATGTTTGAGCTGGATCAGCAGTTCCGCGACAAGGAGCTGGACGTCGAGACGATGGGCGATGTGGGCGTGAAGGCCGGGATCAAGAAGATCAGTCCTCAGCAGTTCGGCCAGACCTACTTCTTCCGCTGGTCAGGAACCGCCTACCAGATGAACGTCGCGCGCCAGCAGCAGATGATTGCCAGCATGAACGTGATCCGGGGTATCCCGCCGCAGTTGCTCGGAGGCAAGCGCCTGGACGTGAGCCCGATCATCCAGTTCCTGGTCGAGCAGACGTTCGGGCCAGAGCTTGGGCCCCGCATCCTGATCGACGAGCGCGACCTGTTCACGGTGCCGGCCGACGTCGAAAACACGATGCTGCACAACAACCTTCCCGTCGAGATCCACGAAGGCGACAACCACGTCGAGCACATCCAGGAGCACGACAAGTCGGCCAAGCTCACGGGCGACACGACCGGCGCGTACCGCAATCACATCATGATGCACATGCAGGCGCTGCAAAAGAAACAGCAGATGATGCTCGGTCAGCAACAGCAGCAGGGCGGGCAAGGCGGTCCTGGCGCACCGGGTGTGCCGCCCGGCGCCGCCCCAGCCGGTGTCGCTGGTACGCCGCGCCCCGGCGCCCAGCCAGGCATGCCCCGCCCTCAAGGCCCCGCAGGTATGATTCCGCAAGACAACATGCCGGGCGCGCCCGGTCGAGGATAAGCCATGGCACAGAATCAGAACGACATAATCATCGGCAATGACTTCAA